CAGCAGCGCGTCCTGCTCGGCAAAACTGATGCGACGGCGCGCGATGATCTCGCGTGTCCAGTACACATCGCCCACCTGCTCCAGCACCCAGATCACAAAAAGGTCATTGCGCGCCGCGATGTCCACGCCGACGAAGCAAGTCCCGCCGCTGTAGGCTTCCGGCTGCCCGGCGCGGTCATGCTCCACGCCATCAATCAGCTCGTAACTGATCCAGCTGCTGGCCTCGTCCAGCCATTGCAACTCATACTCCTGCGCCCAGGCATCTTCATCGTTCAGCCCGGCTTTCAGTTCGGCGATGTCGCGTGGCAAACCGTCCGCCACAGCGGTATAAATATCCACCAGATGGCGACTCCACACGCCGTCCAGTTCACCGCTGGTCATCAGCTCATAGAACTTATTGCCTTTGCCGTTCGGCGTGGAAGTCACGCGCAATTTATACCCGTTGGAAATGACCGGAAACAGCGCCGACCAGATCTTGCGGCTGTCGGCATGAAAGGCGAATTCGTCCAGGAAAACGTTTGCAGAAAAGCCGCGCGCCGTGTCCGGGTTGGCAGGCAGCGCCGTGATGCGCGAACCGCCCGGCAGCACCACTTCCAGTGTGTTGTAGATCGTGCCGTCTGCACCGTGAAAGGTGGAGGCAATCTCTTCGATCGCGAGGTTGTAGGCTTTACAATGCTTCTTGACACCTTCCTCCATCGCCTCGCGCGCCTGACGCTCACCACGCGACAGGATCACCCAGCGCGCCCGCGAGCCGCGCGCCTCGGCGGCAAAGCAATCATCCACGATCTCCAGTGTCGTGGTGAAGGTTTTCCCCGTCTGGCGGGCAAACATGCCGATCTTGAAGCGGCTGTCATCCAGCAGCCAGCGTTTTTGATAGGCATAGAGCGGGACGGCGGCTTTGGAGTGCGCAACCTCGGTTGCGCCCGGCGCATAGAGCGGGACGGCGGCTTTGGAATGCGCAACCTCGGTTGCGCCCGGCGCAGTCGAGACTGCGCACTCCAAATTATTCGCTTTCTTCGCCATCACACGATCCCGTAGATTTCTTCACGCACGCGCTTCAAGGTAGCCAGATCGAAGCCCGCCTTGCCGCCAGCTTCGGCCTGTTGTTCTAGTGTAGCCAGTTTGGCGTTGACCTTCTCGCGCACTTCAGCCTGCCACTTCTTTTGCGTCACACTGGAGCGCGACAGCTCAGCCACTGCCTTGGCGGCACTGGCGAGATTGAGCGGCTTGTCGGGGTCGAGCTGGAACGCCATCAGGGTCTGGAACAACTTTTCCTGCACCAGCCGCGTCAAGGCTTCAGACACTGACCCATCCTCGTCTGGCGCGGACAGCACGATGGCTTTGGCCTGCTCAGACGCCATGCGCAGCGCGCCTAGACGCGCCTCAAAGTCTTGCCCGTAGCGGTGGATGGCGGACTTGCTGATGTCGTAGCCGCGCGCCTTCAGATCGGCGGCGAGCAGCTCGTAGTCGGCGAAGCCATTATCGGCCAGCGCTTTGTCCAGCCAGTCTTTAACCTTCGTGGGGAGTCTGGAGATTTTGCTGCGCGGAGCCATGATCAACCCCCCCAATACTTGACAGGACGGGCAATCCCGGAAGGGGGGGTGGTATTATATTCCACGATGTCTACCCCTTTGGGGGTGAGCCGCGCGTGCCAACCGTGGCGCAATTCCTCGATTTTGAGCAGGCCGAGATCAGCCAGGTAGGTCATCGCGGCGCGCAGGTCGCTGGCAGAAATCGGCATCGGCACGGACTGGATGGTGGACAAGACAAGCGCTTCGGATACCCCGATCGAGCCGCCGTGCCATAAGGTCAGCAGCACATACCAGCGCGCCAGCTCACGGGTGTTTTGTTGTAGATTGATCATTCTGTTTCCCCATTATTAAAGTTTTTGCCAGCGCGTCCAGCTTGGCGTGTACAACGGTCTCAGACCGGATATGGTCTTCGCGGCGCACATAACTGTCGCGCTCACCATGCAGCGAATCCAGTTTTGATTCGATCACGGTCTGCCCGCGTATATAGTCCTCGCGGCGCACATATAGATTAGGCAAATCGCCGCGCAGCAGTAGAAGCTCTTTTTCGGTGCCCTTCGACTGTGTTTCCAGATGCACAAATCGCAACTCCCAGTGTTCCTGAGACTTGCTGCGCGCCGTCTCTTGCGCAGCAAAACGCTCGTCCAGCTGGCGAAAAACCTGCGCGATGAGTATCTTGGCCAGCGCCCAGAAGCCGGTCACGACGGCGACCAATAAAACGAGCGTAGTAGGTGCAGTTAATTCCATTCTCATCAACCGCGCAGCTGTGCGGCGCTCCGTTTTTCATAGTCGTCCCGGCAATCGGCATCGCAAAAACACCCCATAAACAACACTTCATCGCAGTTGTAGCAAAACCCGGTCGGGGTCATCCGCTCATGGAGAGCCGCCGCCTCCAGCGCCTGGCTGCGAAACCATTCTTCCGCCTCCGCTGCGCGGTCAATCTCATCCATAAAAACGCTCCATTTCCAGTTTTAAGCGTTCACGCAGCTGATACAACATCAGGCCATCCGTATATAAACCCCGATTGAGCACTAGACTATGCCGCTCGAGCTGCTCGATCTGTTGTTCCAGTAACACGATTTCAGGGGGCTTCATGGTTGCACGCTGCCAGCTTGGCCTGCTTGTCCCGGCACTGGCTGTACAGCTCCATTGCCTCGATGTGATTGCTCAACAAATCCGGCAACATCCCCGACTTGGCCGGTGGCGGCTCGGTGCAGGGTGAGGTCAGGCTCGCCGGGCATGTTCGCGGCTGCACCGCTATTGGCGGCGTTCCAGAGGCGCAGCCCGTCAGTATCCAGCCCGCAAGCGTTAAACTCAGGCATTTTTTTAACGTATTCATCTGCTTTCTCCTTGATCGTTCGATACACCACGCGAATCTGTTCGCGGCTAGTTTCACGCGCAGCACCAATCGCCTCTCGGCGTACGTCTTCCTTTGCCGTTTGCGTAATGGCGGCGCGCTGCGCCTCGACCTGTCCTGCAACGCAGCTTGTTTTCGCCTGTTTATTTCCTAATCCATAACCGCCTAAAAACAGTGCCAGCACCATCACTAGACCGCCTAACAAACGCCACGGCAATGGAATCATCGGAATGCACCTGCCAACCAGAGATAAATAAAAAAAACATAGCCAATAACAAGGAGATATGAAATTACATCAAGAAGCTCATAATCCTTCATTCTTCACCCCTTCCTTCACCCCTTCCTGCGCCGCTATCGTCGCGGCAGGCAGGCCGTATTTCAGGGAAAGCAGCTTGGAGAGCGTCGCCGAGGCACCAATACTCGCCAGATAGATCAGCCAGATGTCCGCAGAGGCCGTTCCCGCATAGCTCATATAAGCAAAGGCAGCGGTCGCCGTGGCATAGGCAATATTTGCCCATAGCTTGGTGTGTGACACCATACCGGTTCCTGCATCGGTGATTAGGTCGGCGAGCCTCACAGCGCCCCCAGATATATCGCCAGCCCCGCAGCCAATACCAACGCCGCCAGCGCGCAACTAAACAGGTTTGAAGCCACATGCGCGCCGCGTCCCTCAAGATCGGCACTAGCCAACCCCCCGATAAAGGCCAGTACACACAGAAAAACCAATAGCCATTTCATAAGTCTCTTCTTATCCAATCAAGTGCCAAGCCTCGCCCGGATGAGTACCAGAACGAGAAATCCATTGATAATCAAGCAACTCGCGCGGCATGATCTGTTTATAACGACAATCCAGTATCCAGCCGTCCGCCTCGCAGACCAGGTGATACTCGCCCGTTTCCGTAATACAAAAAACCAAATGATTTTCGATGCCCACCGCATCCAGCCGGGTGCGGCACAGCAAGGCAAAATCGTCGCAGTCGCCTGTCACGATGCCGGATTCAGCCAGTTTTTTCGCATCGTCCTGGAGGGATGCCCAGTATTCAGGTTTACCCCAGGCAAGCAGGTCGGGGACATAACGGAAACGACCGTGAACCTGCGTGCAGACCTGCTGTAAGCGTGTTTCCAGATCAGCACTCATCAGCAATTCACCCCGCGCGTGCGCGCCTCGATGCAGCCTGCCGGGGCGGGTACTGCCGCGCCATCCACGAATGGCTTGGGCGCAGCGCAGCCTGACAGCAGCAGAATAACCAATACAATCAGATGCTTCATGCCAGCCCCTGCCGATATTGCGTCTTGCGACCCGGTTCAAATACGGCGGTCAGCACCTGATTGCGAGTCGGCATATCATCATCCGCCAGCGACAAATGTACCCAAGTGCCTTCGCAAATCATCTGGTCGAACTTCAGACCAGAATCCAGCAATGTCTGGCAGATCTCTTTGGGCGTACCGTAGCCTGGGCAGATGAAATCTACGGCCAATCCCAGTGCGTGCTGGCTATTCTTTGCGCCGCCAATCAGGGTGTTGAGTTTGGTACAACGGAAGCCGCTGCTGATCTGGATAGGGTATTCGCCCAGTAACTGGCGCACGGCTTCAAGTAGCGTGGCAATTTTGTTCAGATTCATCAGCACCGATTTGCTTGGCGTGTTATCAATTCTGCCGCGCACTGCCTGCTGCGAATGCGTCAGCTCTTCCAGGGTAAAATGGGGTGAGAGATTCATTTGTTATGCCCTCTGTGGTTTGGATTGGAAACGCACCGGAGTCGTCAGGCAGACCCGCGTTTTATAGCTGTAATGCCCGGTCGGGCGATATTTGCAGCCGCCGTGATCCGGCAGGCGCTCGTCAGCCAGTCGCGACCAGTGGGCGCAGCGTCCGCATATTTGTTTAGGTGTAGGGGGGGTGTTCATGCCGCGACTTTACGCGCGCGCGAGGGGGCGGTTAAGACGGAACAGATTCCGCCGGACACCCTCACCCGGTTACGGGAGAGGGCTGAGGGGAGAGGGCGTTACGCGTGCAACGCCTTTTCGATCGTATCTGCATCTTGCTGCATCAGTTTGAGCAGGTCTTGCATGGCGGCGATCAGGTTGGCTGCGTGGTTGCTTTTCTCATCGTTCGCAACGCCGCACGGCACCGCTTCCAGCGCACAACTGGCCACTGCCTGCACGGCACTGATACGGCCTGCCAGGTCATACCAGGCACCGGGGAGCGCGGCGTTCATGCTGCACCCCCCAGATTCAGTTCGCCTTGCGGGGTGGCTTCCGCTGGAATGGCAGGCAGCACGCCGTCGCGGCGGGCGATGAATACCCGCTGGCGAATGTAGTTGCTGCACTTGCCGGTGACGCGCATGATTTCGGCGTTGGAATCGCCGCGCGCCTTCATGTAGATGATGGTGCGGCGGATGTCTTCGGCTTCGTGGCGCTTTTGCAGTTGGGCGATGACACCCAGCGAGCGGATATGGCCTTTTTGCGAGCCGATCATCTGGCCTTGCAGGCCAATGAAACGCTGGTCTTGCACATGCAAGGCTTCGGTCAGGGCTTTGACCATATCAGTCAACTGGCCGACTTGGGTGGCGAGGGCGAGGGTTTGCGGTTCCGGCCTGGCGAGATTTCCTGTGACCAGCGCGTCATAGGCTTGAATGACCTTGAGGTGGAACATCGGGCTAATCCACATGGCGTAGCAGTACACCAGCTCCTTGCAGCCATAGCTACCGGGTGTATTGCCGCCTTTGACCGACACCAGAGCCCAAATTTGGGCTTTGGAAATTTCCGCAATTAAATCCTTGGTTTGCTGATTACGCAGCCAGCGAGAGGGGCGGTATTTTGGCTCTCCACCTGCGGCATGATGTAAATCGTTGAGGCTAAAATATCCGTGAATATCCTGATGGATGGTGGTATTGGCGATGGTAATAGCGTGGTTTTGCATGGCGAGACTCCTTAGTCGGTTATGTAAACCGCTCTCGCACACTGTCAAATGAGGAGGGCGGCAGTGCAGGTTGACAGACCGGGACAAGGAACCGGCAAGCCCGAAGGCTTCCCACACTGCCGCCCAATGAGGCTGCTGTGTTGACGGACGCTTGCACCCGATTTTTGGGTGTAAAAATAGCCGCTGTTGCTGGCGGCTAGTCCGCCGTGTCTCCGAGCTGTCAAACCCGGCTGCCAATATGTGGCAGCGGGAGCATCTTAAGCCCGGATACGAATGACTGTCAAACTTTTTGCGCGCGTGTGGCACTGCGATCAACCCCTAAAATAACCCGCCCTGCCTGTCATCCACTTCCTGCCCCAGCACTTTGCGCACGGTGCGGTCGGTGGTGCGCAGTTCGCGGGCGATCTGGCGGTGGCTTAAGCCTTGTGCCTTGAGGCGATGGATGGCTTTGCGGCGCTCGGCGCTGTGGTGGGCATGGTCGCCTGTCACCGATAAGCCAATACTGATCACCTCGCCCGGATAGGCCTTTGATAGTTCAGTCGCCGCCTCCAGCCCGATCAGCTGTGCCAGGTGATGCTCGGCATCCATGTGTTTGGGGACGTACAGCGACACGCCGCCAAACTTGTCAACCAGCAGCAGGGTGGCGGTCGAGCCGATCAGCTCGGATAATCCGTAGAGAAATGGCGAGAGGTTCATGATGTTCCTTTACCGGATTACGTTTTTTGGGGGTGCGCAATCTCGCGGCGCTGCAGCCCGCTGTTTGGCGTATTCCAGCGCAGCGATGATCTTGCCCAGTTGTGCGCCCGTGCACCACTCGAAGCGATCAATCTTGAACATGTGGCGCGCCATGCCGTCCGCGTAGGCATCCGGCTTGTTGTCCAGAGCGATCAGCAAGGCACGGATTTTACTGACCTGTGCGACCTTTTCCCTGGCTGGGGCGGGGCGCTGTGACGCTGTTGACTTGAACCCCAGCGTCTTGAAGTGATCGAGCAGTTCTTTGCGCTGCTTCCAGTCCAACTCCTTGCTGCTGGACACGCCGAAACGATCATGCAGCATCGCGCGATAGGTTTCCTCATCCATGCCGACTTTCTGACGGGCGACGTGGATCAACTGTATCTCGCGACGGGCAAGATCGGCTTGTTTGAATTTGGCTGGGTATTGATTGCTCATTTCATGCTCACTTTCGTTTAACAGGCATTAAACCCGTAAAAGTTTCGTTAAACCGTCTCTCGCAGCCCGCTATTTGTAACGGGCTGGAAGTGAGGGTTTTACCCGCAAGGGGTAGGCCGTAGTTGCGCTGGCGCAGTCGAGACTGCGCACTCCATATCAAACTGCGTCTTGTTCAAACGGGGTGATTACAAAATCTTCCACGCCCTTAATAAAGGTGATTCCTGCAATGCCTGTTACGGCTTCTGGATCAGCTTGCATGGCCTCCTTATTGACCTCCGGTTTTTCGCGGATGAATCGGTCTAGCCCCAACTTTTTCAGCGTTTCAATTACCAGAGCTGGCTTACTGACGCGCACGCTCGGTGGCCGTTGCCGCCACTGCACCTCGCCGGTGACCAGATTCGCGGTCTTGAACTTGCCGCCGTTGGTAAGATCGAAGCGGTTGGCTTCGCACCAGGCTTGCAAGCCTTGCTGACGGGCACCGAGGTCGCCCTTGAGCACCTCTAGCCGGGGCTGGTAGGTCTCGGTGATGTGGGCAATGGCATCATTCATCTCGGCCTGTTCGCGCAACAGCTTGCGTTGCAGGTCGCCGAACTGGCGGATGTATTGCGCGGCCTCGTCGCGGGACTGAGGGACATCCAGTTGCGCTTTGGTTTTGATACGGGTTTTAGTAGGTGTGGCCATTTTTATCTCCTGTTTTTGAACTGTTTAAAATGTCTTTTACGGATTGAGGCATGGTGCTGCGGGGTTTTAAATCCCCCTCCGCTACGCTCGCCCCCCTTTGTAAAAGGGGGGGTGGGGGGGATTTGCTTCTGCCCGCCAGCCGGTCTTCGTGCTGTTGCTCTTTTCGCTGGTCTGCCTTGAGGCTGTAGCCCTCGATGATCGCCAGCAGATAGCCGTGGCTCTTCAAGGGCAGCGTCAGGTTGTCGCGCTTGGCGATCATCTCGTCCATCGCCATGCGCCAGTAATCCTGCGGAGCTGAGCAGATATGGCCGTTGCGCTCGATACGGGCAGCGGTGATCATCGGCAGCAGCTCGTTGATCAGGTTGGCCAGCCGATCCAGCGTCAGGTTGCGCTTGGCCGGACGGAACAAGGCCAGATACCGGATCATGTGCCAGCCCAACGGCGATGGCAGTTGCATCGCCGCCATCACCGCCTCGCGCGCGCCTTCGTTGCCCAGCAAGGCATCGAGAGAAAACAGCGCGCCACAGGCTGGGCAGGTGAGTTTCATACCCGCACCCCGTCGGGGAATACCCGTGCCATGAACGTATCCAGCCGTTGCAGCTGCATCGGATTGAGTCGGATCACCTCCTCGTCCAGCGTGATGAAAAGGTTGTAATCGTCCGACAGCATCAGGCCAAAGGCGGGTTCTGCGGGGGCGATGACGACCGGTGTCAGCGCAGCGGGTGCGGAGGGCGCAGCGGGCGCGGGTTTGGTGCGCCTCACAGCGGGGACGGATACCGTAGAGGGGGTCGCGCGCACGGAGGCAAAATAAATCCGCTCGTTCACGCTCCCGGTTTGAGTGAGCTTTTTGTTGACATTGACCATATCCCAGATTGCCTTGGTGATTTTTTTATTACCGGCCGTCGGGTATTTTTTAGACGCAAAGTCCAGTAGTTGATCGCGACTAATGCCCGGGTGAGCGGCAACTTCAGTCAAAATGTCCAGGCACAGCGTGGGGAAGATTCTTGAGCGCGTCATACGCCCTTGAGGCGCTGGCACTTTTTTTACGATGACGGGGGCGGGGGTTTGCATGGTGATCTCCTGAGTGATAATTGATGTTTTGGGCTGTATTTTTGCAGCCAGGCTTTGCTGGTATTTTTTTTCGGCCATCGCGCGGGTATGGCCGTCAATGACAAACGAACCTCTGACAGGGGGGGTGACAACACCCGTCAGCCAGTAGACTTGTGTGCATACGCCGTAGTGCGTGATCGCTGCGGTATTGATTTCGCCGCCGTCGAACATCTCGTCGAGCAGCACCTGCACCGCAGCACGCTCACCGTGACCCAGCAGGGTTTTTGCGGCAACATAGGCTTGACTGGATGATCCAGCCAACGCCTTGAGAATAGCGGCGCGCAGGTCGGGGAATAAGGTTGGTGTGTTCATACCCATATCTCCATCATCTCGTCGGTATGGTGACTTTGAGCAGGGTCTTTTTGCTGACCTCAACCACATACATACCGTCCGGTATCTCGTCATCATTCAACTGTTCCAGCGCGTATTGCAGTGCCTCGGCCTCGCTGTCGAACAGCTCCGACGGCATCACGATGCCATATTGCGTAGCCATCAGATTTCCCCCCGCAAAGTTTGAATGCGCAGTGCCTGATAGGTCGGGGCGTTCATTTTGCCAGGGGCGGCAAGATGGCGAGCGGCGGCGTATTCCGCATCCTCCAGCCGCGCTTCGGCATCCAGCCGCCCCAGCACGGACTGTATTAACAGCAAGACCAGAATCCCTGCCACGATGCGCCAGTTACGTAATTTCATGATTTGTCTCCTTGTTTGTTGTTGTTGTAATGGCAGCCCTGACAGGCCAGCCAGTGGGTTTCCTTGGCACGGCCACCAAAGGGGCGCGGCGCAGTAGCGCGGCGCTGGCAGTCGGGGCCGCTGATTTCCAGCCCGCTATGCGGGCAGGGATAACGGTCGTATTGAGCGCGGATCGCCGCTTCCAGCTTTTCTACCCCAGCGCCATATTTACCGGACAGGTAAAGAGATACCGCCGTCCGTGAGTAGCCAATTGCCGCACTCACCGCTGTCATGCTGCTGGCATCAACCGCCGCAAAACATAAGTCGAAGGTGTGCACATCGTTAGTCATGGCACGCCACCAACGGATAGACCGTGTCGCTGTTCGGGTCGTAGACCGTGTTGGCGTTGACGCGCCAAACTGGGGCACGACGACCGTCGTTGATCGCGAGGCGATAGCGGAGGCAGCCGTTACTGGTAAGCGAGGCAGCCGGTTCGCGCACGGCTTCGCGTTTGATGATCCCGGCTTTTTCCAGCGCGCGCAGATATTTGCCGAGATTGCCGGGCGCATCTTTTTCTGTGCCATTAGCCAGCGTGGCCAGCAGCTCACGTGCCGTGAAAGTGATGCGCTTGCGCATCACCCACCAGGCGCGCTGACGCAGGCCGATGGTGACGGTGCGGGGGCAGGTTTGACCTTTGCGGGACATTATTTCGCCTCCCTTTTAAGGGATTTCATCGCGTCTTCGCACAGTCTCACCCCTTTGATGTCTGTCGCGATCAGTTCATCCTTGCCAAACTTGGCGCCGATTTTTTCCAGGGTCATGCAGGCGTTACTCATCAGGCGATAACGCCCGCGCGATTGCTCAAAAACCTGCTGGGCAATACCCTGATCGGTGCGCACCTCGCACAGCTCGGCCAGATACGCAGCGCAGTCGGCCACCGTAGCGGGCTTTAGTTCGGGCGCGGCAGAGACGCGGGTCGCGACGTGCGCGAGGCGGTGTTCTGAAAATCGGTGTTTCTCCGAGGTGTGACACACCAGCACCAGCACGATATTGGCCTGCTCGGCGATGCGTCGCAGATATTCGATGCATTCGGCCTTGTTGGGCAGGCCGTGCTGGGCTTCGTCCAGGATGATGGGCTGGCGGTTGGCGCGGAAAAATTCGACCATGCCTTTGTATTGGTCAAATTTTCTGTGTCCGATGATACCGGTCTGGTCAGCCAGATAGTCGCGCAAAAAACTCAGACTCATACCGGGGATACCTTCCAGATAGATCGCGTCGCGCGCCGCGCCCCAGTTGTCCACGGTGCAGCTTTTGCCCGTGCCCGGCTCGCCGGTGAGCAGTAAAATACATGCTTCCGGGCTGCCGCGATTCTCGACAGCGGCGACGCTGCCCATAAATAAACGGTGATTACTGGTTTCAACAAAATGCTGTTTCATTTATACTTCTCCTGTTGTTGTTGCTACTACTACAAAGGCCGTCGGTTAGCTCGTTACTAGCCAGCGGCCACCTCTTTATTCTTCCGTGGGTCTTCCCCGTCGCAATACAGCCACAGATTCACGTTGTCCATGCTGGATAACGTCGGTTTTTCTGCGGTCGGGGTGGCAAAATCTGCCGCCGTCAGCTCGCGCACCTTCGGCGCGGGCGGGGTTAAATCAATAAAGTCTGTGATGTCCTGGGTAAATTCGCCCTGCGCCTCGATGACGTTACCCAGCTCTGCATTGGCTTCGTTGATGTCGCGCTGCGCGCGGCCAATCTTGCCGTCGGCGCGATCCTGGCGCTTCTTGTCCATATACGTAACAGGGAAGGCGGCGCGCTTGTGAGCGTTCCACTCGGCGACGCATAAAAACGTGCCATCCATGCGCAACACCCAAATTTTGTCCGCATCGTGCAGATCGAAACGCACCCGCACCCGTTCGCCCTCGGCCAGCGCGTCAATCAGCATCGCGTTGGCATACACGTTATTGAAAATCGAGATCAACCCGCGCTGTGGAACGCGTCCCACCTCCGGCATCCACATCACGGCTAACTCGTCATCGGTCGGTCCGCAGGCTTCACTATTCGGGTCGAGCCGCAGCGCATATTCCTGCACCGGAGTCCGGTTATCCAGTGCGCGGTGCGCGTGGTGAGTGTTGTATTCTCCATCCCAGCCCAGCACCCGTTCGCAGTCGTCCAGCAACTGTTTCCATGTCGGTAACACCGCGCGCCCCGTGCCGTCTTTTTTATTCAGCCCCACCAGCATTTTGCGGGTGGCTTCCTTGTCCGCGCCCTTCCATGTGCAGGTCGGATAAGTGCGCGCCATCGGGATGGTGGTCACTTGCCACAAGCGTTCAATAATGCCGCGCGCCTGCGGATTGCCCGGGATGCCGGTTTCGTGGGTGATGCCCTGGCGCGCCAGCGTGCCGTGGATAGGGCAGTCAATCAGTTTGCCCGTCTCGCCTGAGCCATTGTCCGAATAGAACACCAATGGCCGTGCGCGGGTCTGTTGTTCGGCATGGCGCAGGGCTGCGGTCACCGCGATGGTGCTTTCCGCCAGATCCACGCTCCAGCCGACAATACGGCGCGACACCCAGTCAATTACAACGGTAATTTCAGGTGTGAAAGGCTGGCCGTGGATCGGGTGTTGTACCTTGGCCTTGAAGCTATGGCCGTCCGCCACCCAGATGTCGTTGCTGTAAAACATACTCACGTCGCGGGCTACATACGCCTTCAGGCCGCGCCATTCCGACCCCGTCATGCGACCTCGATACTTCAGCGTCACCGGCAGGGATTTTTCAATCCGGTAAAATGTGGCCAGCGCAGGGCAAGGCAGGCTTTGTGCTGCAAACCAGCCTTGTGCTGCGCGCCACGCCTCAGAGACGGGTGGCCGCGTTGGACGGCAATAAAAAATCAGGAACGCATGGATATGGATCGGGGATTGCCCGCGCGCCGAGGTTTTACCGGGAATCAAATAGCGCCCCAGTTCACCCTCGCCACGCCCTTGTATATAGGCCGCATACATTTTTTGTAGGCGCGATAACAGAGATGCCTGGGTTTGCCCTGCTTGGCGCGGCTTGATATAAGTAGTCTTCGCCGCCACAATCAATTCTGGCCGCGCAACCCCGCCCAATACCCGTTCGGCCAGCTCGATCATGGCGTGCCGCGCCGAACAACCGGACAGCGCCATCGCGGAATCAATCGCCTGGCACAGCACCAGCCCGGCATCGCGACGGGCACGATCCAGATCGTTAAGACTGGCTTCCGGTTTAACGCGCCGGACCAGCCCGCGCTTGACCATCGCGCCGTCGGCACGGATAACCTCGTGTTTCTTAACGGCGGGGCAGGGCGCTGACACCTGCGCCGGGGTCACCGCCATCGCCTGATGCAGGCGCTGCGCCAGCACCGCTTCGCGTACCTGTTTTGGCAGCGTGGCGAGTGGATACAGGCGTTTTTTACCACCAGCAAACGGCACTTCATCAAACGGCCATACCTCTTTAGTGGCCTTTTTTTGACATCCTTGTTTACTGATGTCAAGCGCCTCCGCAAGGGTCTTGATGTCGGCCTGCGCCGCAGTCATCGCGGCGGGGATGCCGGCGTGGGTGATGAGGGCGGGGGCATTCATTTTTCTTCTCCCAATACCTTTTTGATGGCTCTCTCTTGACGGGCAATATCGCCTTTCAACATCTCCAGCCTGCCCAGCTCGGCGGCCAGCGATTCCTTGCCTGGTAATACCCGACAACCCAGCTTTCGAGCGAAAAAATCCGCCACCGCGAGCTGCTCGGTGGCCGCATCAAAGGCGATCGCCGTTTCCAGATTGGGCAGGTATTCCTCGCTGGCTTCAGATGTATATTTGTCAAGCGTGTTGACCGTCACCTCGCGTCCCAGCAAGCGGCTCATGTCTGCGGCGATCTGGTAGCGATCCTTGCTGCACGCCTTCACTGCGTCGCCCATCACATGGGCGATTTCGCTGCGAAACCGCCAGCCACCCGCTGTCTTGGGGTGCATCACCGGGATACTGGCGAACAGGTCACCGGTCAATGTGTCAATGATGTTTTTCATACACACCTCTGAGAGAAGGGTGAGGGTTACATCCTGCGAGTAAAATTCCTTCACCATGTAACGTCATGTCAGGCAGCCTTTTTTGATTTGCTGTCGGCGGCAGCGCGTTTGCTATTGCGCGCCTGCGCCGTTGCGTTAAACTGTATGACCCGAAACCCCTGCAACTTGCGTGAGCCGTCCTTGTTGTAACGGCTGGGCCAGATCACCATCGGATGCACGCCGATCGCATCGGCGATGCGCTGCTCGTTGATGGGGTAGCTGCGGGTAAAGGCTTGCGAAAGCGAGCTCGACCCGTTCAGTTGGTAGGCTCGGGCGATTCCCGCCAGGGTCATGTTTTTTTTGTTCAAGGCGGCCTTGATGTCCGCTGGGTGCCAGTCTTTGGTGGCTGGTTTTTTTTCCGCTTCGGTTCTCATTGTTTATGCTCCGGTGTTGTTGTGCGATGTGGCGCATTACATACCCAATTGAATATCATGTCAACTCAATTGACAATCTTTTTTATTGGTGTGCTTTTGGTTGTCGCTACGCATTTGCATCTATTTTTAAGGAATTACATGTTTTATGTTTATAAACATATAGTTATAGATAGCGACAACCGGTCTACTGGTTGTCGCTATTTGGTTGTCGCTAGATGAATCCTAGCGACAACCAAAAACAGACCGTTGGATCGCGTATAAAAGAGGCGCGTTCAGCCCTTGGATTGACCCAAAAGGAACTGTGCAAAAAGACTGGGATGCCATTGCAATCCTTGCGCGGCTACGAGTTATCGCATCGCACCCCCGGTGGTGATGCAATTGAGTATCTTGTGCGTTTTGGGATAAATGCCAACTGGCTGCTGACTGGCGAAGGCGCGATGCTGCTGTCAGACGTTCCGCTCCGCCCTGCTCTGCCTAAAATACTTGATGTTTACAAGGCGGAGGCACCCACGCGGCACCTGCGTGTCGCCGAGATGGAAGCGCACTATCACAGCCGCGACCCAGCCACGCTGCGCATGGCGATTACCCTGGCCGAAGAGGCCTCCGCCGTCCAGGCATTCAGCCTTGACCAGCGCGTTGAGATGATCCTGTCTTTTTATAACCGATTGTCAAAAAAGCCAGACCAATAAATCACAAAAGTATTCCACTTTGTTTTTATTGAATAAAGGGACGTGTTTGGATAGCGGACTTTGGGCTGTACGATGAAGCGGAGTTAGCAGCAAGACGGGGAATGCGACACGGACGGGGAGCGGCCTGACAGACGGTAGTTTTTCCGCTTTATTCTGTGCCAAATGATTTGCAAAAAAAGCCTGAATCGTGATTTTTGGGTGTTTTTTTGTGCCAAATGATTTTTGTCGCGTTTTTTTCTACGATAGCCTTTAAACCCTTATTTATTCAGGCTTGTCCCGCTTGGCCTTGCTTTATCCCACTTATTTCCTTCTGTGCCAATACTCCTGCAAGCTCATAAGGGTAAGTGATCCACGAACAGCAGTCTGCTCAGCGTACCATTTCAATGGTTAAATCTGCTGCATGCAAATTCCATGGCAAAAGTGTTTCAACTTCTTCGACCGTTCGTGCGGATGGCAAGTCAC